TCCGCAAGGACTTTGCCCGAATCGTCGAGCGCAACGGCTGGGACTACCGGGGCGAGTTCAACTGGCGCACCAGGGTTATCTACACGACCAATCTTTCCACGAGCTACGCCGCCGGTCGCCTTGCGCAACTGCGCGAGGGCGGCTTTGAGTGGTGGGTGTACAAGCACTCCGACAGCTCCCTTCATCCCCGTCCGCTGCATGTGTCCTGGAACGGTCTCACGCTGCGGGCTGACGATCCCTGGTGGAAGGCGCACTACCCTCCGAACGGGTGGGGCTGCCGATGCCGGGTTGTCGGCGTCAGGCGTCCCGAGGATGCCGACAGGTACGGCGGCAAGGTGCGCACGGCTCCGGATAATGGAATCGACCCCAAGACGGGAGAGCCGAGCGGCATCGACCGTGGATGGGGCTACATGCCCGGCGACACGGTTTCAGACGCCGTCCGGACGATGGCGGCCAAAACGCAGCAGTGGGATTATTCCCTGGCCAAGTCGTACATGCAGGGAGTTCCGGAATCTGTCCGCGACAGGTTGGCCACGTCATACCGCAGCCTACCTTCCGTGGCGGATGATGTCCGGCGTTATGCGGACAGGGCGTCAAAGGTTGCCGAGGTCGAAGTGCAGCCGTATCGCACCATGGGATTGCTCACGAGCGGAGATGTGTCCAAGGTGAAAGAGCTGACAGGCGTCGATGTCGCCGGGTTCGATTATGCGCTAGACAAGTCTTCCGTCCGGCACATCCTGGGGGGGCATGGCGATGAAGCGGCAGAGGTTGCGCGCGGACAGCTCCCTGTTTCTCCTTCGGATTTTTCCCGCCTTCCAAGGCTGCTGAACGCTCCTGACAAGATGGAGGCCGCAGGGGCCTCCCGGAGTACGGGGCATCCGCTGGTGAAGGTTTCCGGAGAGATTGACGGGGAAGAGATGGAAGCGGTTTTCGAATTACGCGGGAAGCGACGCATGGCTGCGCTGATCACTCTTTACAAGAGGGGAAAGTAGCGGCGACCCGACCCCTACGTCCAAGACGCTTCCGGGTATGAACCGGACGGTGTGTGTCGCCGCCTTCCAATAAAGGTACGTTTTAGTATGATCAGAGTCAACATAGACGACAGAGAGGTTCTGGACGCCCTGGAAGGGCTTGTCCGCCGCCTCGGCAACATGACTCCCGCCATGCAGGACATTGGGGAGCTGCTCGCCGAGAGCGCGATCCAGCGGTTCTCCGACGGCGTCGGCCCTGACGGCGAAGCGTGGAAGGAGAACTCCCCGGCGACCATCCTTGCCTATGTCGACAAGTACAAGGGCTCCCGCAGCAAGCGCGGCGGGCTGACCAAGAAAGGCCAGGCCCGCGCGGGATCAAAGAAGCCGCTCATCGGCGAAACCAAATCCCTGTCCACGATGATACATTACAGCGCGGGTCGCGACAGGGTTGAAATCGGCAGCCCACAGGTTTATGCTGCCGTGCAGCAGTTCGGCGCGAAGCGCGGGCAATTCGGCGCGGCTCCCTGGGGCGATATTCCGGCCCGTCCTTTCCTTGGTGTTTCGGACAGCGACAGGGGCTCCATCCTGACCATCGTATCGGGGTATATGCTGCCATGATGACGAGAGGGGTTGCGCAAAATCCGAAAACTCGCCAGAATGCCCCCAGAACGATTTTTAACCATCGTCCCTAGCGTGGACACCTGTCCACCCCCTTCACCCCCCTAGTAAACGCCGGTAAACGGGTTAAACGGGGCGACCAGACAAAGACACCAATCAGGCGCGGAAGAGAGCGGCTATATGCTGACCCTCTTCCGCGCCTTCTTATCATCTGATGTGGCCATGATGGCTACATGAAGACCCTCACCGATCGTTTCAGCATCCGCCTTCCTTCCTCGGACACCCCGCCGGAATGGGTTCATCTCGTTCCGGCGGGGAAATTCTCGGGGCGCGACGGGCGCGGGCCGTATGAGCTTGACGCCGACGCCGTGCTGTCCGCCTTTGCCGGGTGGGGAATCGACCTGGTGGTCGACTACGACCACCAGACCCTTACCGCCGAGAAGAAGGCCGGACCAGTCCCCGCAGCCGGATGGATCAAGAAGCTGGAGCTTCGAGAGGACGGCGTGTGGGGGCAGGCAACGTGGACCGAGACGGCAGCCAAAGCGCTCGCCGCCAAGGAGTACAGGTACCTGTCGCCGGTATTCGCATACGACCCGGACACCGGAAGGGTCGTGTCTCTCTCCGGGGCTGGCCTGACGAACACCCCCAACCTTTACCTGCATGCCGCAGCCTCTCAAGGAGACCCCATGAGCAAGGAACTGCAGGAGCGAGTCGCCCACAAGCTGGGACTCGCCCCCACCGCCTCGGCCGAGGAAATCCTGGCCGAGCTTGACAAGAAGAAAGACCTGCTGACCGCAGCCCAGGCAGCACAGGGCGCGGCCCCCGACCCGACCAAGTACGTGCCTCTCGACCAGCATGAAGCGGTGTCCCGAAAGCTGGCCGAACTGGAGGGCGAGGTCAAAACCAAGGCCGCGACGGACGCCGTGTCCGCAGCGATGTCCGCTGGCAAGATCGCCCCTGCCATGGAGGGCTGGGCCAAGGATTACGCGATGGCCGACCTCGAAGGCTTCGCCAAGTATGTGGAGGCGGCTCCTGTCATCGCTTCCTCCCATTCCATGAAGCGCCCGGACAGCGACGGCCATTCCGAGCTGTCCGAGGACGATCGCACGGCGGCCCGCCTGTTGGGTATGTCGGAAGAAGCGTTTTCCCAGGCCAAGAAGGATGTCCGGCATGGCTAACCGCCTCGCGGAAGTGAAGGCGCACGCGCTGCGGCAGAAGGATGTGCGCGCGGCCGTGTTGGCTGCGCTGTATGTGTCTCGCACCGTCAAGACACCGCCTCTCGACGGCCTTTCCGTCAAGCACGTCGCAGACGACAGCGGCTACTCCGAAGTGGAAGTGCGCTTTGCTTGCGAGGTGCTTGTCGAGACGGGAATGGCGTTGCCGACCGGCAGCTACTACCGCATTACCCCGCGCGGCTGCGTTGAAATCGAATCCATCACCGAAAAGGAGTAAGTGAACATGGCTATCGTTACCCCCGCCCTTATCACCTCGCTGCGCACCGGGTTCTCCGACGCGTTCCGCAAGGCGCTGGGCGACACCCCCACCGACTATCAGAAAGTCGCGACCGTCGTTCCCTCCGGGTCCGCAGGAAACACGTACGGCTGGCTCGGGCAGTTCCCCAAGCTGCGCGAGTGGATCGGCGACCGCGTCATCAAGGACATGGCCGCCCAGGCGTACCAGGTCCAGAACAAGCTGTACGAATCCACGGTCGGCGTGAAGCGTACCGACATCGAGGACGACAACGTCGGCATATACGCCCCGCTGTTCTCCGAGATGGGTCGGGCCGCCATGTCTCACGCGGACGAGCTGGTCTTTGCCCTGCTGAAGGCCGGAGCCTCGACCCTGTGTTACGACGGGCAGAACTTCTTCGACACCGATCACCCCATCTACCCCGAGGTCGACGGGACCGGGTCCGCTGAAACCGTGTCCAACATGGACGTCCCCGGAGCTGATCCCGGCGCGCCCTGGTACCTGCTCGACACCGGCCGCGCCCTCAAGCCGCTGATCTTCCAGGAGCGCACCAAGCCGGAACTCGACAGCATGACCGCGACCAACGACGAGGGCGTGTTCGTCCGCGACGAGTATCGCTACGGCATCCGCTATCGCTGCAACGCGGGCTTCGGTTTCTGGCAGATGGCCTACATGAGCCGCCAGCCCCTGTCCGCCACCAGCTTCAACTCCGCCATGACCGCCATGATGAACACCAAGGCCGACGGCGGCCGCCCGCTGGGCATCAAGCCCTCCGTGCTGGTTGTTCCTCCGTCCCTGCGCGCTGCGGCCATCGAGATCGTGAAGAACGAGCGCCTGGCCAACGGCGCGTCCAACCCCAACTTCGGCGTGGTCGACATGATCGTCTCGCCGTGGGTGGCCTAAGGAGGTCGTAAATGGCTGAGAAAGATAAGACTCAGAAGAAGGACGAAAAGCAGGAGTCCGGCCTGGTCACGCTCGTGGTGCGAACCAAGAGCCTCTCGCGCCGGTTCCGTGCTGGCCTCGGGCCGTTCCATCTGGAGCCCGAAGAGGTCGAAGCGACCCCCGACCAGGAAGCGGCCCTTCGCGCTGATCCCGAACTCGTGGTGAACGTGGCATGAGCTACACCACGCTGCAGGAGTTAGTCGATCGCTACGGCGAGGAGCGACTGGTGCAGTTGACCGACAGGAGCATGGCCGAGGTCATTGACCAGGCCGTGCTCCTGCGCGCCATTGCCGACGCCGACGCCGAGATCGACGGGTATCTGGCCGCGCGCTACCGCCTTCCTCTGGCAAGTGTCCCCCCTGTGCTGACGCGGATCGCCCCGGACATCGTCTTCTATCGCCTCCATAGCGATGAAGCTCCGGAAGAGGTCCGCACCCGCTATGAGGACGCCCGTCGCCTGCTGGAAGGCATCAGCCGTGGCTCCGTCGGCCTCGGAGTTCCGGAGACCGAGGATCAGCCTCGCCCATCGCTAGCCTCTGCCAGTTCCGGGAATCCGCGCATCATGGACCGCTCGGGTACGGAGGGGCTCTGATGGTTTCTCTTGAACCCGCGCTTGTCGCCCGTATCGCCGAGAACATGCCCAAGGCTGTGAAAGTCTTCTCCGCCGCCGACCTTGCCGGAGTGCGCGAGGCCGCACAGCACACCCCGGCGGTGCATGTGATCTATGACGGCTACCGCGTGGTTCAGGCCGACGGGGCTGCAGCCGAGATTGAAACGTCCTGGTTGACCGTTCTGGCGGTGAGAAACGCGAGGGCGCAGAAGACGGGCAGCGCGGCAAGAGAAGACGCCGCGAAGCTAGTTTCCAGCCTGTACGGTTCTCTGGCCGGGTGGCTTCCCCCTGGGTGCGTACGCGAGCTTGAGCTGGCCAATGCCCCGCGTCCCGGCTTCGACGCAGGGTTTCTGTACCTGCCGCTGGCATGGAACACGCGGCAGCTGCTGGTTGGCAGTGTGGCCGGAGAAGAGGTCGAAGTTCCCTTGCAAACAGTAACATTCAAAGGAGACGTCGAATGAAAACCTATATCTATTCCGGGCCTCCCTCCGGCGTGACCATCGAAGGCCGCGAGGTGATGCTCTGGCCCGGTCGTACCGTGGAGCTGCCGGAAGAGTCCGGCTACGTGTCGGCGCTTGTGGCCCAGGGGCGACTGACGCCCGCACCGGGCGCTGCGCCCCAGAAAAAGCGGAGCAAAGGAGAGTAAGCCATGGCAGCCAATTTCTTGCATGGTGTTGAAACCATCGAAATCCTCAAGGGGCCTCGCCCGGTACGCACGGTCAAGTCGGCCGTTGTTGGACTGATCGGAACGGCTCCGTCCGGGCCTGTAAACGAGCCCACCATTGTCCTGTCCGACCGCGATGCCGCGCAGTTCGGGACGGCGCATCCCAACTACACCATCCCGCAAGCCCTTGACGCGATCTTCGACCAGGGCGCGGGTACGGTCATTGTCATCAACGTGCTGGACCCTTCCATCCACAAGGCTGCAGTAACCGACGAAGCGCTTGTTCTGTCCGGGGATGTGGGAACCGCCGCGCACCCGGCATGGAACGGCGCGCCGACGGTCAAGTCGTCGGACGGCGAAACCACCCACGTGGCCGGGACGGACTACACCTACGACGCCGACGCGGGAACCATCACCCGTATCGCCGGGGCCGGTATCGCCTCCGGGGCGAGCCTGCTCGTGAGCTACGAGCACAAAGACCCCACCGCCGTCCTGCCTTCCGACCTGATCGGAGCCGTGACCGTGGGCGGCGCTCGCACCGGCATGAAGGCCCTGGACGACACTTACAACCTGTTCGGCTTCTTCGCCAAGATTCTGATCGCCCCGGTGTACTGCACCCAGAACAGCGTGGCCGTGGAAATGATCAGCATGGCGCACAAGCTGCGCGCGGTCACGCTGATCGACGCCCCTGTCGGGCTGACCCCGCAGCAGGCGATCACCGGACGCGGCCCCATGGGCGAGATCAACTTCAACACCTCCAGCGAGCGGGCCGTGCTCTGCTATCCCCATCTGAAGGTGTACGACACCACCGCTGACTCGGAGCGTCTGGAGCCCATGAGCCAGCGTCTTGCTGGCGTGATCTGCCGCAAGGACGTCGAGAACGGATACTGGTGGAGCCCCTCCAATACGGAGTTTATGGGCATCACCGGGGCCGAGCGCAGCATTTCCGCGCGCATCAACGATCCGCAGACGGAAGCCAATCTGCTGAACGAAAACGGCATCGTGACCGTGTTCAACAGCTTCGGAACCGGCCTTCGCGCCTGGGGCAACCGTTCCGCCGCGTGGCCGTCCGTCTCGCACCCGAAGAACTTCATCAACGTGCGCCGCACTGCGGACATTCTCCACGAGTCTGTCGAGTACGCCATGCTGCAGTTCATCGACTTCCCCATCAACAACGCCCTGATCGACGACATTCGCGGAACCGTGAACTCGTTCATCCGGACGCTGATTGGTCGCGGCGCACTGGTTGACGGCTCCTGCACCTATGATCCGGCCAAGAACCCGCCGACCGAAACGGGCAACGGGCATCTGACCTTCGACATCACGTTCATGCCGCCGACTCCCGCAGAGCGGATCACCTTCGAGAGCGTGATCGACATCAACCTGCTCAAGACTCTCGGGCAGTAACAGGAGGCGTATATGAGCAAGATTGCCATCAACCGCATCACCAACGCGAACGTCTACATTGACGGCGCAAGCCTGCTTGGCCGGGCCGAAGAGGTGGAGCTGCCGCAGATCAAGGCCAAGATGTCCGAGCACAAGGCTCTGGGCATGGTGGGCAGCATTGAAGCGTTCGCCGGTTTCGAGAAGCTGGAGGGCAAGGTCAAGTGGGCCTCCCTGTATCCGGACGTGCTCAAGAAAGCCGCCAACCCCTTCAAGACAGTGCAGCTGCAGCTCAGAGGCAGCCTGTACACCCAGACGGCGCAGGGCCGCACCGACGAGGTTCCGGTCGTCGCGCTGCTGACCGTGGCCTTCAAGACCTTCCCCGGCGGCAACTGGAAGCAGCACGAGAACGTCGAAATGGAGACGGAGTTCGTCGCCTACTACATGAAGATCACCGCCGGAGGCGAGGATATCGTCGAGGTCGACGTGCTGGAAAACATCTACAAGGCCGGGGGCGAAGACCTTCTGGCTGAATACAACGAGAACATCGGAGGCTAGTCTTGTCCAAATTAAATGAGATTCCCCTGGCGGAACATCTGACCCTGCCCGACGGCACTGTCGTGAAGAAAATCGTCCTGCGCTCCCCCAAGGTGCGCGACCTCAAGCTGGCCCAGCGCGGCGGCGGAACCGAAGCGGATCAGGAGATCAGGCTGATGGCCTCCCTGTGCGAGCCTCCCATGACGCCGGAGGATATGGAGGAGATGGGGCTTGCGGACTTCCGCAAGCTCCAGGCCGCGTTTCAGAGATATCTGGATTCCCCTTCCTGATCTGTGGCAGGCAGCCGCCGCACTGGCGCGGTGGTATCGTTTCCAACCCTCCGAAATAGACGCGCTAACCATTGAAGAGCTGCAGCTCTGGCTGGCCGAGGCTGCCCGCCAGGCTAAAGCGCAAGCCGAGAAATAACCGGACATCACATGGCATCATCCCTTACTCTTGGTCTCTTGGTCTCAGCGACCACCAGCGCCGCCCAGGGCGCGCTGCAATCCTTGGGGCAGTCCGTCCACCGGCTTTCCGGCCAGGTGGAGGACGCCTCCAGGGAGCATGCGCGCCTGGGCGATGAGGTGACCCGGCTCCGCGCGTCTGGCCGGGTGCCTGAAGACCTGGCCAAGAGATACGACCGGCTGGGCAAAAGCATTGAATCCGCGAAGCTCAATCTGGAAGGGTTGACCCGCGCCCAGGAAAAGGCCGCGTCGCACCGTGCGGCCATGGGCGAGATGTGGGGGCAGGCCGTAGGCGTTGTCGCCCTGGGTGCCACCCTCGCGGCCCCGGCCCGTTCCGCCATGGCCTTTGAATCCGCCATGGCCGACGTGCGAAAGGTCGTCAACGGATCGGAGGCGGAGCTGAACGGGCTTGGAGACAGTATCAAGATGCTGTCCCGCCGAATCCCCCTTTCCGCTGTTGAGCTGGCCCAGCTCGCGGCGTCCGGTGGACAGCTCGGCGTTGCCCTCAAGGACTTGCCGGGCTTCATAGAGACCACGGCCAAGATGGCTGTCGCCTTTGATATGTCCGCAGAAGCGGCTGGCGATTCCATGGCCAAGGTCGCGAACGTCTATCAGATTCCGATCGGCAGCATCGGCCACCTGGGCGA